TAATAACGTACTAAAACTAGAAACGGCTTATGAAACGGAAGTAGCTGCACGAGAACGAGTGGAGAAAAACTTAACTAAACAACTTGAGATGGTTGGAGCACTGACAGAAAAAGCAAATGCAATGCAAGCAGAGATGGACGACTACTTATCTATTTTCAAGCGCCATAATCTTACTAAACTTGCTCGCGCAAAACCAGGGTTGATTGAACCACGAATAAACAACGGTACGAAAGACGTATTTCGTGCCATAGAAGAGGCAAGCCAGGAGGTAGAGAATGCGGATTCTCAGTAGTGTACTTTTACTCACACTCGGAGGGTGTTCTATGCTGCAACCTCAGCCCCTTCCAGCGCCCGAACCTATTATTAAAACGGTAACAGAGTTTAAAACTTTAGAGATATATCAACCTCCGCTCCCAAAAGCAATTGATATGCAAGATGTAGAGTTTTTCGTAGTTACAGAAAAGAATCTTGATGAGCAAATTAAAAAGCTCGAAAAGATGCAAGACGGAACTTATGTACTCTTTGGACTTACTCCACAAGATTACGAAAACATGGCGTACAATCTACAAGAGCTACGTAGATATATTCGCCAACAAAAAGAAATTATAATCTACTACCGCCAAGCTACTCAAGAAGATGAGAACACTGACGCAGAAGATTGGATAGAACGAAACGAAGAAACTTTAGAAGATCAACAATCTGAGTAATAATTATGGCAGTACAAATTAGCCGAGCAGACATTACGTCTGAAGGAATTTTAGATTTACAATCTGAGACACGCTTCTTAAAGCTGCCCACAGATCCCTACCTGGATCTGCTGGGCGTTACACCCTTACCCTCCCAGGTAGCCATCATAAATGCGATTAATAATCCTAAGTACAGATTTGTCTGCGCAGCAGTTTCAAGGCGACAAGGCAAAACATATATCGCAAACATAATCGGGCAACTTGTATCTTTAGTTCCCGGATCTAACATCTTAATCATGTCCCCCAACTACTCGCTGTCTCAGATTTCTTTTGATTTACAAAGAAATCTTATTAAACACTTTGACTTGGAAGTAGCAAAAGACAATGCAAAAGATAAAGTTATAGAACTGAGCAATGGCTCAACAGTTCGAATGGGTTCCGTAAACCAAGTTGATTCCTGTGTAGGTCGTAGCTACGATCTCATTATATTTGACGAAGCGGCCTTGGCAGACGGACGTGATGCGTTCAACGTAGCACTTCGTCCTACTTTGGATAAAGATAACTCAAAAGCTATCTTTATTTCAACCCCTCGGGGCAGGAACAACTGGTTTGCAGAATTTTTCGATAGAGGATTTAATGATGAGTTTCCAGAGTGGTGCTCGATACGAGCTACTTATAAAGATAATCCGCGTATGTCTGAGATGGATATACAAGAAGCTAAAAAATCTATGTCCGATGCAGAATTTCGTCAAGAATATGAAGCAGACTTTAACACTTACGAAGGCCAAATATGGAACTTTAATCACGAAAAGTGTATCAGTAATAATGAGGAGCTTGATACTCGCCACATGGATGTTTTTGCTGGCCTCGACGTTGGCTATCGTGACCCTACGGCTTTCTGTGTAATTGCGTATGATTGGGATGAAGAAACGTATTACGTATTAGATGAGTACCTTGATGCCGAAAAGACAACAGAACAACATGCCGCTGTAATTCGAGAACTCTCTGACAAGTGGGACATCGACTATATTTACATAGATTCCGCAGCACAACAAACTCGATTTGACTTCGCACAGAATTACGATATTAGTACTGTAAATGCAAAAAAGTCAGTACTAGATGGAATTGCACAAGTGGCAGGAATTGTTGACAATGATAAAATGATGGTCGATCAGCGATGCGGTGAAGTACTTGGATGTCTTGATCAGTATCAGTGGGATCCCAATCCTAATTTAGCAAGAGAGAAGCCGAAACATAATCGAGCATCGCATATGGCAGATGCTTTACGATACGCACTATATTCATTTGAAACAACTCAGACTGGCTTCTAATGATACCTACAAAAAATAGTGTTTGACAATTTATCTTACAAGGGCTATAATTCAAAATGAAAAAGCTAAAAAGAGATCCAGTAAAATACATAAGAGATCGAGCTAAATCAAAGTATGAAAAAGGTTCAGAATGCTACATTTGTGGCGCTGACACAGAACTCGACTTTCACCACTTTTACACTCTAGCACCTCTACTAAGAGAGTGGCTAAAAGAAAAACAAAAAGAAAGGCCTGCACACTATACGGACGAATATATAGTAATTTGGCGAGACGAGTTTATAGAAGATAAATGGGCGGAGCTGTACGAGCACACAGTCACGCTTTGCCATAAACATCATTTGGAACTGCACAGATTATACGGCAGAAATCCAGCCCTAGTGACTGCGAATAAGCAGATGCGCTGGGTAGAGATTCAAAGAGATAAACATGGCATGGTATGATAGAATAATTGGTAGAAGGGCTGAAGCGGACGAAGAGAAGCTAAACCCTGTTCAAAGCTACTATCAGAATACTACAGAGCCTAGCCGTGAGCAAACTATTAGCTACGAGCGAGCTTACGAAGATCTCGAAATTGTAAATCGAGGTGTAAATATAGTTGTAGATGATTGTTCTGAAGTTAATTTTAAAGTATTAGACCAAACAAAAGGTCTCCCTGTTGTAAAAGGAGTGAAAGGTAGCAGAGTAAATCTTCTTCTTAATACAGAGCCTAACCCATTTCAAGATATATCCTCCTTTCGTAGAAACTTAATTACAGACTACATTATTGACGGAAATATTTTTATTTACTATGATGGCGTTCATTTATACCATTTGCCTGCAAGCAAAATGACTATAACTGCCAGCGGATCTACTTATATTGAAAGCTATACTTTTGATAACGGAACTGTTTTTAAGCCTTCAGAAATTATTCATGTAAAAGAGAATTCATTTTATTCTATTTACAGAGGAGTCTCACGATTAAAGCCCGCTCTTCGAACTATGGTTCTTATGAAGCGAATGAGAGATTTTCAAGATAACTTTTTTAAGAATGGAGCTGTACCGGGGTTAGTACTAAAATCCCCAAATACTCTATCTGAAAAAATTAAAGAGCGTATGATTCAATCTTGGAGTGCTCGATACAGACCGGATGCAGGAGGCCGTAGACCCTTAGTTTTAGACGGCGGTATTGAAATTGACAAAATCTCGAATGTAAACTTTAAAGAATTAGACTTTCAATCAGCAATTGAAGAAAACGAAAAAATTATTTTAAAAGCGTTGGGTGTCCCTCCTATCTTACTAGACTCAGGAAACAATGCAAATATTCGTCCAAATATGAGACTTTACTATCTTGAGACGATTATGCCAATTATTGAAAAGATTTCAAAAGCCTATGAAAGGTATTTTGGATTTACAATTGTTGAAGATATTACTGACATCCCTGCGTTACAGCCAGAATTGCGAGACCAAGCAGCGTACTACTCGACTCTTGTAAACTCAGGAATTTTAACAGCAAACGAAGCCCGAGTAGCAATGAATTTTGACGAAGTAGCCGGATGCGAAGATATAAGAATACCTTCAAATATCGCAGGAAGCGCTGCAAATCCAGCCGTAGGCGGCAGGCCAGTAGAGGAATCAGAAGATGATTAGACGTAGAGTTAAACGAGAAATAGCGAATAAACTCGCTGCTCAAGTACTTCAATATAATCTTAGTGAAGGAATTACACACGATGAATATCTTAAAATCGTTACACACAGTCCTATTACTAAAAAAGACTTGAGTAGAGATTTTTGTAATCGTTGGGAACGAGCACTTAGTATGATGTTAAAGTATCATCCCAAAGCGTTTGCGAAAGCAGCAGAAGCACACAAAGTTGCACCGAAGCCTGCTCCGGCTCCTAAGCCTAAAGCAGCCCCTGCAAAGCCTGCTCCGGCCCCTAAGCCTAAAGCAGCCCCTGTTAAGAAGGAGTCATAATGGAAAAGATTTTTAACTTAACGTCCACGTTTAAAGCCCTCGAAGAAGACGATGGAGGCGTTCACATTTGTGGAATGGCCAGTACTGCGGACTTCGATCGTGCTGGAGATACTATTTCAGCGGAAGCATGGACTAAGGGTGGTCTCGGCAACTTTGAGAAAAACCCTATTATTCTTTTTAATCACGACTATAACAAGCCTATTGGACGTGCTACAGGACTTAAAGTCACTGAAAACGGTCTCGAACTAAAGGCTAAAATTTCTAAATCTGCGCCCGATCATGTAGCGCAGCTTGTAAAAGAAGGCATTCTTGGAGCATTTTCTGTTGGTTTCCGAGTCAAGGATGCTGATTACCTAGCGGAAACCGACGGATTAAAGATTAAGGATGCTGAGTTGTTTGAAGTATCGGTTGTTTCGGTACCTTGTAATCAAGCAGCAACTTTCTCTCTGGCGAAGTCTTTTGACTCAGTTGATGAGTACGAAGAGTTCAAGAAAACTTTCAAAAATAGTGTAGATCTAGCCGGTCAGTCTCTGGCTCAAGATGAAAATTCATTAGTAGCTAGTGATACACCGGATGGAACTGAAAAGTCAGTTCAAAAGGAGATAACAATGTCGGAAGTAAAAACTCCCGAAATCGACCTGGACGCTTTTGCTAAGAAGGTAGCGGAAGAGACTGCTGCTAAGATTGCAATTCGTCAGGCCGAAGAAAAAGCTGCTGTTGAAGCAGAAACTAAGGCAGCCCAACAAGCAGCAGAAGCTGAAGCTGCAAAGCAGGCTGAAGTTGAAACTGTAATTAAAACTGGTATCGAGTCAGGCGCTGAGCGTTTGATGTCTGATATGGAAGCTAAGCTTTCTGAGAAAGATGCTAAGATTGATGAAGTGATGAAGCAGTTTGGTGCTCAACTTGCTGAGAAGGAAGAAGAGCTCACTAAAATGCGTGAGTCAAAGCGTGTATTCGCTGATGGTCGTTCAGAGTCTGAGCGTCTGCAAGCTAATAAGAAAGAGTTGGTTCACGGCCACCTCGCTGGTGTTATCACTGGTAAAGGCTGGAACACTGAGTACGGTCAGTCAGTACTTGAGAAGGCAGGTGTTTCTTACACTGCAGGTACTTCTCTTGGTATCGACAACGTAGTTTCTCAGGGTATTGAAGAAGAGATTCAACTCGAGCTTCGTCTCGCTAGCCTCTTCCGTGAAATGCCTGTTGAGTCACAGTCTACAGTAATTCCTCTGCAGTCAGACACTAGCTTTGCTAAGTGGTCAACTGGCGGCATGGAAGCTGCGGACGATGGTACTGGTACTGGTGTAACTAACCGTACTGGTAACGATTCTTACTCTAGCAACACTTATGCTGTAAACCAGAAAGTATTGCAAGTGGATCGTTTGATCTCAACTTCTTTCCTCGATAACTACATCGACGAGAAAGTTCTTATCAACATCATGCCTATGCTTACTCAGTCAATCGCACGTGCACACGCTCGCGCAGTAGACAAGTCAATCCTCCAGGGTAACGGTGGCAACATCACTGGTATCGGTGGTGCTAACGGCACTAACGGTCTAGCAACAGCAGCTAGCGTAACTTGGGGTGCAGCAACTGCAGCAGACTTTGATAACTTCTCAGCAGCTATGCTGAACAAAGCTCGTAGTGCGATGGGCGTATATGGCCTCAATCCAAGCGAGTTGGTTTACATCGTAAGCCAGGCTCACTACTACGATCTTCTGAATGACGCTGAGTTCACTACTGTGGATGAAGTAGGTTCAGATCTGGCTCTGCGTCGTGTAGGTCAGGTAGGTAGTGTCTTCGGTTCTCCAGTAATTGTTTCTGATAACTTTACTGCAGACGTAGAAGACGGTTTTGGTGGCGCATTTGTCATCAACCCAAGCAACTTTGTTATGCCACGTCTTCGCGGCGTAACTGTTGAGCAAGACTACGAAGTAGCTGCTCAGCGCCGAGTCCTTGTTGCTTCACAGCACCTTGGCTTCGACGAGTTGTTTGACGCAGCTTCTGGTAAGTCAGCAGCTGTCTACGTTGGATACAACAACGCTAACTAATAGCTAGCTAAATAAACTGGGGAGGTTCGCCTCCCCAAGTTTTTACTAATAGACTTATGGCAAATTTAATTACATTACAAGAGTTTAAAGATTCGGAGCAAATAACTAATCCTAAGGATGATTATAAGCTCACACAAATCATTGACTCCGTGAGTCAATTAGTGAAAACTTATTGTGGGAACAGCCTTTTAGATTTTTACTACTCTAATAAAATAGAGGAGTTTAATATTGATTGGGATACTCATGTAGTACAGCTTACAGAGAGCCCTGTAAATGCAATTGTTTCCGTAGAGAAAAGAGACTCCGTAACGTCTAGTTACACCACCGTGCCAACTACAGACTATTATCTTGACAAGACGACGGATAGTGTGCTGTACGTTACGGGGTCTACCTATAAAAGCTGGCCT